TGGGACGCCATGTCAACGGTGTTCGGTGTTGCTTGGGAAGGTATCAAGACATATTTTGAAACCGTCTGGGACATCATCTCAGGAGCAATAAGCTTTGTTTGGGATAACATCATCAAGCCGATCTGGGACGCCATGTCAACGGTGTTCGGTGTTGCTTGGGAAGGTATCAAGACATATTTTGAAACCGTCTGGAACATTATTTCCACAGCAATAAGCTTTGTTTGGGAAAATGTTATCAAGCCTGTATGGGACGGAATGTCAACCGTGTTTAGTACAGCATGGGAAGGTATCCGTACTATATTCGCAACGGTATGGGACGCGATTTCTACAGCAATTAACTTTGTGTGGAACAACGTTATCAAACCAGCATGGACCGGAATTAAGACTGCGTTTGAAACAGCTTGGAATGGAATTAAAACAGTCTTTGATACCGTCTGGGGAGGAATAAGGACCGCGATAAGCAATGTTTATTCGTGGGTTAGCGGAGTATTCACGAACGTTAAGACATTTGTTTCAAATGTGATCGACGGCATAGTCGGATTCTTTACAAATCTTCCTGGAAGAATTTCGTATGTTTTTGGTGAAGGTTTTAAGTGGCTAAAGGACAAGATAACTCAGGCAAAAGACTGGGTTGCAGAAAAAATCAACAATATTGTCGAGTTTGTCCAGAATATTCCAACAAGAATTGGAAGATTTGCCAGTGGACTGTTTGACGGAATAAAGAACGCGGCTAAAGGCGCGTTCAACGGTGTAGCAAGTCTATGGAATAACACCGTCGGAAGACTATCATTTACGGTTCCTTCATGGGTTCCGTTTATCGGTGGATCGAGATTTGATGTCCCAGATATTCCTCTATTAGCAAAAGGTGCTATCGTCGACAAACCGACGCTCGCTATGATCGGAGAAGCGGGCAAAGAGGCTGTGATTCCGCTAACAAGACCTGCAAGAGCTATGGAACTAATGCAGCAATCCGGTCTTGCTGATCTAGTCATGGCGACGCAGAATCTTGCCAGCGTCACAAGTATCAACGCATTTAAGCGTCCGATAGCGGCACTTCAATCAGCGCAACAGCAGCAGCAACAGCAGACGCAGCCGATCATTGTAAATATGACCATCAACGCTTCAAAGGGTATGGACGAGGTTGAGCTCGCGGCGATTGTTTCGCGTCAACTTGCGTTTGAACTCCGACGAGGCGCCGCGTAGGTTAGAATAAAAACAAACGAGACAGGAGGCACGACATGCCCACATATCTAATAAACGGAACAACACCGATACCTGATAACGGTGAAACAAACACGTGGGGTACGACTCTAAACACCGCGATTCAAAACATTGACCAGCGATTTATCTATTCATCGGCAGCAACGAGTTATCAACTCTCTGGAACAATGTTCTTCTATCGCGGTGCTGACGGAACCAGCATCACAACAACAGCAACAAACCCGTACGGTGTTGCGCCAAACTTAACGTTAAATAGAGTCTATCTATTTGACTACTTTCTACGAATTACAAACTCCTCAACCGGTGCGATAACACTCGGATGGGCCGGTACGGCAGCAACACAGTTTCAGGCAAGCGCTCTTGTCACTCTTGAGACAGCTGTTGGATCATCCACCATCTACACCGGTGTGAACGAGTTTAACTCGACGGCAAACAAGGCGATCACCGGAGGAAACACCGCCGCGATTCAAGCGATCTATATCACCGGGATGGTTCTAAAGGGGACAGCTACAGCTAGATTTCCTCTACAGGTTTCTGTGGCGTCTGGAACACTTACGCCAAAAGCTGGAAGTTGGTTTAGATTCACGGATCTTGGACTATCTACAGCTGGAACAGCAAACATTACACACGGCGACGTGGCGTAGTAGAAACGCGAGAACGTCATGGCAACCGTTCGGGCATACGGGCAAGGTACATACGGTGAAGGAGATTTCACTGACCCGTTGCAACAGGGTCGTGAAACAACTGTCGTAAATAAGTCACTAGTTCCTCTTCCACCTCCGGTGTTCTCCGGAATGAAGTTGAAGGAAGACGTTATCATCGGCGACCTTGTCTTAAACAACATCGACTCGAACAACGTCATTTGGGTGTGTACGGAAATTGACGGTTGGTGGGAACACCCTGATCCAGTCATTCCAGACATACCTCGCGGGTGGGGCGATGGATCATACGACGCCTCCGGTCGCTGGGCCGCGCGACAGATCACTCTCTCTGGAGTGATACTTCCTCCAAGTCCAGAGTATCTGTCAGCTGCTAGAGAAACACTTGTCGAGCAACTTGATCTTGTCCGCCGCGGCGTATGGTTAAAGACTTTAGAGTCTCCAACAAGATCGGCGTTTGTGCGTCTCAGTGGAAAACCACAGATTCAGACCGTTAACGCTCGAGGTAGAACAGAATTTTCTGTCGGTTTGCGTGCAGCAGATCCGATAAAGTATTCGTGGAATGATAGTGATCCGGACGGCTACAATGTCGCGACCATTCCGTGTACGGCGAGTTCAGCGTCAATCACCGGGTCAACGACAATACAAAACGTAGGAAACACTCCTGTCACAACGTTCATCGAGATCAATGGACCGCTCGACGCTCCAGCAACAATATATAACTCGACCAACGATGAACTGTTGACGATTGTTGACTCGCTACGTTCATCAGACTCAGAGATTGTCACAAATAAGATATTGACAAGCAATGTTGCGACATTGACAACGGCTTCAACGCACACGATTATTTCTGGCGACGTGATCACCGTGTCGGGTGTTGACGAAGTGTTTGACGGTACATTTGTAGTGTCGACTGTGGCATCAAATACCGTCAGCTACAGTGTTGAGTCGACAGACGTGGCGTCAACAGCGTGCAGCGGGTCAATTGTTAGAAATGCGGATAAGCTAGAGATCAATACGTATAGCAAGGAGGTCGCCTACAACGGTGATACTCTCGGTGCTCGCGTATTTGTTGACACTTTGACTGACTGGATAACTCTAAATCCCGGTGCAAACGTGATTCAGTTCACAGCTGATGCCGGTTCTGGGACATATGTCACGATGCCTGGAGAGACTGGAAGTTTTGTACAGATCAACCGTCAGACAGCCATCGGATACGTCAGTGATCTAGAGTTTGCGGTAAGAGTCACCCTTGACCGAATAAATACTCTAACGTATTTGACTGCGTGGGGCGGTTCAAACGCGTTGTTTTACATAGGTAGTGACAATAAGTTAAACATATCACTAGCGAATACCGCCGCTGCATTGATAGGAAACGCTCCGTCATCTGTCGCTGTGCCTGGACTATCGGCTGGTTCAACAATTTGGCTTCGCGCAAAACTGACAGTGTCCAGCGCGTTGTGCGAGTATTGGTACTCGACGAGTGATACGAACGTCGCTGAAAACGTGACATGGACGTCTGTTGGAGTTTCGCAGACAGGTACCGGCGCAAACACTACAGCCATCGTGAGCGGCGCATCGATAATATATCTTGGTACAAACTCTCCCGGCACCGCTTCATTTTCTGGTAGATTTTATTCTGGTATTGAAACTGTTAACGGTTGCATCACGAACAGATTTTCAGCAGAACAACTTAGCGGAAGTTCGCTTGCCAGCGAAAACGGCATCGGCGTTGTCAACGGTTCATTGAATCTTCCAGGTGCCGTCGGGGCGTACGCTTCAGTACCCGATTCATCAGCACTTGATATTCTCGGTACTGAGGGAACAAAGTTTTTGTCACTAGCCGGACAAGCCGCGTGGGCGTCTGCCCCCTCTGCGTCTAATCTTGAACCGACAGGCGCCGAGTCAACAAAGTTTTTGTATCTTCCAGGTAGAACATCAAACTACGCGTCAATACCTGATTCTTCAGAGTTAGACATCATTGATGATATAGAAATAGTTGCACGAATCGCCTGTGACGACTGGACTCCCGCGGCGACTTCAACAATCGCTGCAAAATGGACAGACAGCGGAAACCAACGAGGATGGGCGCTTGCAGTTAACACAGCTGGAACACTCGCTTTTTCTTATTCAACGAACGGGACAGCGTTCGCGACAACAACTTCTACAGTTGCAACAGGATTTACTGATGGAACAACCCGCTGGATAAAGGTAACATTTAAACGCGATCACGGAGCTGGAAACGCTGTCACATCATTTTTCACCGCCGCTGACTCAGATACAGAACCTTCACTGTGGACTCAACTTGGGACATCGGTGTCTGCCGGAGGAAGTATCGCCAGCATATTTGCAAATACTGCATCTTTAACATTTGGCGTGTATAACGCTGGAGCAACCTCACCTTTTACTGGCGAATTTTACAGGTTTATTCTTCGCAAGGGAATCGGCGGTGTAACGATCTGCGATGTTGATTTCAGCGCGCAGACCGTCGGCGCTACGTCATTTACAACATCGACCGGCCATACAGTGACAGTTACCGGCTCTGCAACAAGAATTGTTGATCATTCAACGTTTCTTCTTTTGCCAGGAGACGCAAACAGTTTCGCGTATGCACCAGATACAGGCGTATCCGGTGTTCTTGACGTCAGTGGAGACTTGACAATAACCGTCCGTGTTGCGATGAACTCATGGACTCCGGCATCAGATCAGATCATTGTCGGAAAGGGAGGTGTTGGCAACCAATACTATCTCGCCTTAACAAACACTGGACTAAAACTTGGAGTGACACTCGCCGGTGGATCTGAGACACCTTCAGTAGCGTGGACAACCGGTAAACCAGCAACAGCTGGAACAATCATGTGGATACGCGCCGTGCGTGTCCAGTCGACAGGTGTTGTGACGTTTTCATACGCTGCAGATTCAGTTATGGAGCCTGCAACGTTTACGACAATCACCACAGCGAGTTCTACGATAGGCGCGATTGTTGATAGCGCAAACCCTCTTGGCATCGGCGCCGGCGTACAAACAGGACCGGTATCGTCGTTGCCGATGTCAGGAAAAATATATAGAGTCATTGTTAAAAATAACACGACAACTGTTTTTGACGCTGACTTTTCGCGCCAGATCGTCGGTTCTTCAACGTTTACAGAATCATCTACAAACGCCGCAACAACAACAATCAACACGGCAAGCGCGAAAATTGACAGAATCAAGACGTTTGAACTTATCTGTCGCGCAGCGGTTGACTCGTACGTGTCTGCTGCCGAGCAAACATTAATTTCAAAGTATGGATCAGCGCCAAACAGAGGATACAGGTTCTATGTCACAGTGGCTGGCAACCTCGCGTTCTCGTGGTCAACAGACGGAACAAACGACAACGCAAGAACCAGTACATCAGTGATTCCGTTCTCGAACGGAGTCGCTGGATGGTTTCGTGTCTTGTTTAAGTCGGACAACGGAGCAAACGGACACGATGTCGAGTTCTATACAGCAGCCGATTCGACAACTGTTCCTTCATCGTGGACGATTCTTGGCACTACAGTAACAACGTCTGGGACAACGACTACGATCACGAGCACACAGACTCTTGACATCGGCTCGAGGACCGGCGGAGCCGCGAACCTTAGAGGAAAAGTTTTTAGAGCTATTGTTAGAAATAGCATCGGCGGATCAAACATACTTGACGCTGATTTTACGACCCAGTCTCCTGGAACATCATCGTTTACGTCAACTACTGGACAGTTGATTACGCTGACGGGCGCCACCGCAAAGATAACTGACGCAACAACGTTTTTCACGATGCCAAGCACTTCAAGTAGTTACGCTAGCGCTCCTCACAACGCGTTAATGAGTATAACTGGAGACATTGAAGTTGTCTGCCGCGTGATGCTGCACGACTACACGACCACAAGCCTGACGCAGACTCTCGTCGCAAAACGAACTGACGCCGTTGCGCAGGAATACAGTCTTGCGATAAACGCGACAGGGCAAGTAGTTTTTACTACAAGAAATGTCGCCAACACGACAAACAACGCAGCAACAATCACACCATCATCGGCGTTTGTGGATAACACGACATACTGGATCAGGGTAACTAGAGCTGCAGCGTCTGGAACCGTAAGTCTATATGTTGCTGCTGATCAGGAAACAGAACCGACAACGTGGGGCACCGCGGTCACGGGGGCAACACCCGCGGAAGGCATATTTTCTGGCACAGCGGTAATTGAAGTCGGAAGTCGAAACCTTGGAGCCAATGATCTTGCTCTTGGTCGAATGTACAGAGTGATCATCCGCAACGGTATCGGCACTGCTGCCCCAGTTATCTTTGACGCTGACTTCAGTCGTCAAGTTCAGTTTTCAACAACATTTACTGACGCCACATCAATCGCATCTACCGTGACGATCAACGGCGCGGCCGGAAGAATTGAGCGTGACAGAAGCTTTGAACTTGTTGTTCGAGCAGCGATGAACGACTGGACGCCCATATCAGCTAGCGCACTTATAGGAAAATGGGCAACGTCAACTCCGCAAAGGTCGTACGCCATTCAACTTAGTGGAACAACAACAACTCTTCTGTTGTCAAATAACGGAACAAACTCGTCTTCCGGAGTTTCTACGACGTCTTTGACAACGTCGTTTGTTGATAAGCAAGCGTACTGGATAAAGATAACATATAACGCTCTAACAAGAATAGCCACGTTCTACAGCGCGACTGATGCGTCAAATATTGAACCGGTGACTTGGACAACAGCCGCTACTGTGTCGCCGGCAGCGACAACTCCAAACACGTTTCTTCCAGGAACAGGACTGTTTGAGATTGGTTCTGTTGTTTCTGGTACCGCGTGGAACGCTGCTGGAAAATTCTATAGAACAATCGTGAGAAATGGGATCGGAGGTTCTAAGGTGCTCGACATCTCGTTTGAGGGACAATTTGACAAGACAACCTCGTTGATAGATTCCGCTGGTCTTGCGGCAGTTACTGTTTTTGGTTCGCAAAGCACGTCAGCAGTGCACTATGGAAATGCAACAATTGCAAACAATGTTCCAAAAGTTGACATATATTATAAGTCAGGATGGATTGGGTAACGACGTGGTGGAGAGACAGATATGTCATCATTTGATCCGGTAGTTCCAGAATACAGGTATTTTACAGTTGACTTGATGTCAAATACCGTTCTCGCTGAGGTACCGTTTACCGGAGTTTCATATGAAAGAGCGCTAAAGAGCGCTGGATCCTTCAGCGGAAGTATTCCAGTTATCGACAAGACTTCAGCGCTTAACTTGTACGATACGACGATGCCTGGACGAACGGCTCTGTATGTTGTAAGAAACAACGTCTGTGTGTGGGGAGGGCTCATCTGGAGTAGATCCTATTCCGCGTCATCAAAAGTCCTGAATGTCAATGGTTCAGAGTTCACCAGCTATCTTCATCACAGAAATATATGGAAAACATACAGTCATGACTTCAGTGCCACTGCGGTGACATCAGGCGGTGCAGGTCTTACACTAGTTACACTTGACTTTGCATCTTTTCCATTTTCCGCAGGCGGTCCGGTAAGAATAGAATTCTACGAAGTCGGGAATTTTCAGTATAACAACTACTATGACATTCTTTCGCCAAGTCTGACAACAACAACATTCACCGTCAGTATTCCTGGACTTCCAGACGGCACGTACACAAACACAACCGTAAAAGTCAGAGTCGATACTTACGAATACTTTAGAGCGCTGCTCGATGAAATGAGCATCGACTTTTCCGGTACATCATTTCCAAATGATGAAATCGAGCCAAGCGCCGGTTACTACTACTCAATCAACAATAAGCAATTGACAAACAATGTTGCAACTCTCGGAACACTTCTTTCTCACGAACTTATTCCCGGACAAACCGTCACCGTAAACAATGTCGATACAACGTTTGACGGCACATATGTTATTCAATCAGTGACAGATAACTCGATCTCGTACGCGTTGACCGCGGCAAACGTATCGAGCACGGCGATTACCGGCGTATCACGCACGGTCAGCAAAAAGCAACTTGTTGAAAATGTTGCAACACTTACAACATCGGTTGATCACGGTTTTTCAGCAGGTCAACGAGTTGAAATCACGAATGTTGACGATGTATCAGCGACTTATGTGATTTTTAACGGTTCGCATGAGATCACGGGCATTCCGACATTTTCTATATCTGCCGTTGCACCAAACACGCCAGCAGGGAGTGTCACGTACACGACGACAACCGCTCACACGTTGATAGTTGGAGACACCGTTACAATTAGCGGGTTAGCTCCGGTCGGGTACAACGGAACATTTACCATTACAGCCGTCACAACAACGTCACCCTACACTTTTACAGTCGTAAACGCGACAACAACAACGGTGACTGACGCTGACGGATCGGCTGTAGCGACAAGAAAATTCACGTATAGTCCAGCTGTTGTTTCGCCAGATATTGATCTAACAACTGTGTCTGGAACAGTGACAAGGTATCCTCTCGCAATCAGCGGGACATTTGGTTCATATCCAGGTTACGCAGACATCGGATTTGAATATTCAACAAATGACTATAGCCAAGTCAAGGTGTCAAACAAGACGTACAGAGGATACGAGCTTCGCTCAATCGGGGAAGAACTTGATGAATATTCAGACGTGATCGACGGATTTGAATACAGGGTTGACTGCGCATTTGATTCTACGCTCGGAGCGTTTACAAGAACATTTGCGATGTTACCTATCAACTTTCCAAATCCTCCAGGGCCGGGAGAAGTCTCGCCGTTAAGCAGATATGGCGCTGACAAATTCGTGTTTGAATATCCCGGCAACGTCAATGAAGTGACAATTGAAGAATCTGCTGAAAATGCTGCAACACGATTTTTTGTTGTCGGAAACATCAGTGACTTGGGCGATGACGCGAGTCAACCCTACGCTGCGGCAACAGCCACAGATCTTCTGCAGTCTGGATGGCCGATCCTTGATCGTGATGAAACAAAGCAGGACGAGGCAGACGAGCAAGTACTGTACGACCAAGCGCTCAGGTACCTTGACGAATTTAGACCTCCAGTATCAGACATAAAGATTTCAATCAATGGATCAATGGCTCCGATCGTTGGAACCTATAAACCCGGAGATTGGTGCGCTGTCATCGTTGACGATGAATTCGTGCGGATGCGTCTCGCAAGTGACCTTGAACCGCGAGACACTATGATCGTCAGAAAGATAGAAAACATCAAGGTGACTGTCCCAGACGGCGTATCTTTCCCGGAAGTTGTTGAAGTATTACTCATTCCAGAGTGGAAGGTAGACGCAATTGGCTAGCAATCTGCGAAGAAGTCAGCGAACGTTTTCTCAAAGATTTCTCACAACGGAAAATAGAGTAAACCAAGTTCGTCGTCGGCCAGCACCGCGAAGGATCGGTTCAAGAGTTATTGTTGGCGAAAATATTTCGCCGAGCGCGGTTGATTTCCCAGAGCTCAGTGTTGCTGTAAACTCGTTTATACAGGCCACAGCAGACGGAAAAAATTCAATTTATCGCCAAGGAACGGCACCTGTCGGCGGAACATACGTTGTTGGCGATCTCTGGTTTGATACAGCAAATGACAATAAACTTTGGCGCTGGGAACTTGTTGCTGGCGTAGGTCAGTGGGTCTCTTTCGGTCTCGGCAACGCTGCAATATCAAATTTAGATGTCGGAAAGTTGACGGCGGGAACAATATCAGTACTTGTGACACTGACTGGTTCACTTGTAGCTGGAACAGGGTCAAGCACACTAACCGTCAATTCAACAGGCATGTATTTCGGATCGTCCAACTACGCGACCGCGCCTTTTCGTGTGTCCGCAGACGGACAGTTATATGTAGGCACTTCACCAAACTGGCTTCGAGTTGACAGCACTGGAAAAGTTTGGACAGGCGGAGCGACATTTACTGACGCAGAATTTCGTGTTGATACTGATGGTTCCGTGCGAATCGGTCCTCGGTTAACATATTCAATAACAGCTGTTTCTCCGAATACTCCAACGTTCAGCGCAACATACACAACGTCAACAACGCACTCGCTCGAGGTGGGTGATGCTGTGACGATTACTGGTATTTCACCTGCGGACTATAACGGAACGTACACCGTCACTGCAGTGACAACAAACACGTTTAGAGTCACAAATATCTCGACGGCGGCGGTGACTACAGCGACTGGTTCTGTAACAACTACCGCACTATTTATAAATAACAGCGGCGGCATCACGATCGGAACCGCTGAAGGAACTGGACAATTTATTGTTTCACCGACAGGTCAGGTAGACATCGGTGGAGATGACGTAACGTCATTTCATATTAGTCCAGAGGGAAATATATGGGCTGGAGCGCAGAGTAATGGGTTTGCGACTGCGCCATTCAAGTTGACAAATGACGGATCCATCGATGTTGGAGGCGATGACTCTACGTCGCTACATATTTCGTCTTTAGGTGATGTTTATGTTGGCACTCCAAAAAACGCAACACCATTTGCTGCGAGCGCTGTCGGATTTAGCACGATCACCGGACTTTCAACAAGTACGATCACGATTTCGACGGGCGCGACTCCTCATGAATATCAGATAGGCGATCGAGTAACTTTGACAGGAGTTACAACTGTCCCGCCGAACGCGTTTACAGTTTCCGATTATACCGTTCTAAGTACACCAACAACGACAACATATACGATACAAAACCCCGCGTATAGAGACATCACTGCTGTTTCTCCGTCAACTCCAGCTGTCGGTAGCGTTCAGTATACAGTGTCGGCACTGACACCGCACCGCTATCGCATCGGACAGGCTGTGACGATCGCTGGTCTTGCACCAGCCGGGTACAACGGAACATTTAGAATTACTCAAATTAATTCAGCAAACACGTTTGTTGTTACCAATGCTACAACAACAGCTGTTACCACACCGACCGGGACAGCGATCGGCAGATCGTTTTTACAGACGATTACCACAGTTGCTCCGTCAACACCCGCGTTTGGTACTGTCAGATACACGACGGATGTGAGTCACGGTTTTATCACGGGACAGTCTGTCACGATTTCTGGAATAACTCCTGCCGGGTACAGCGGCACGTTTACGATCGCGAACGTAGCGTCATCAACTACATTTGATATAGCAAACGCGACAACAGGCGCAGCGACTCTTACTTCAGCTATCGCAGACGGCGGCGCTCTTTACTATGTTGCTGGCACTGGACAGGCTAGACGCATACCACCGTTTAACTTAACGGCAAGCACCGGCGCAGTTAGAGCGTCTATTGTTGTTTCATCCGATAGAGTTGCTGGATCGGCGGCGCATCTCAATTTGAACAATGTTCTTAACCTCACGACAGGTGTAGCTATCGGGCCAAACACTATCTACGGTACCAGTAGCTATTCATCATACGATGAGGCATTCAACTTTAGGTTAAATGCCGCAGAAGGTTTCTTGGGAAGAATAGACACCGCTGATGTTATTTCAATCGGCGCTAACCTTACGCACGGGTTGGGATACTGGTCTAATCTGCCGGTGGTTGTAGAAAATGGTGTATATGGAAATGATTTTACCCGGAGAACATCTACAACTGTTCTTCAGACAGCTACTGGAATTACTGCGGTATGGACTAATGCCACCAACGGGGGACTGTTAGGTAAGCTAAGTTCATCTAGGCGATATAAAGAGAACATCATAGAGATTTCTGATGAAGATCTTGATCCACTTAACCTTTTAAATATTCCTGTAGTGCAGTTTAAATTCCGTGATGGAGTACTACTTGAAAGTGATTCAAGAGTTGGATTAACACTTCCAGGATTTATAGCAGAAGACGTAAATGACGCGTATCCGATTGCAGCTGAAAAAGGTGAAGACGGCGCAATTGAAAGTTGGAATGCGAATTTTATAGTGCCACCCATGTTAAAACTGATTCAAGATCTCTACGCCCGTGTTCAAGCGCTAGAGTCTCGGTAAACCCTGCGACAGCTAAGCGAGTCGCTGGAAAATCAATAAAATAATTTTGTACGGTTTAACACATGTCAAGTTAAGACATATTAGTATTGTAATAGAATTTATAGAAAGATGATTTCGTATGATACAGGTCAAAGACGGTGACAGAACACTACAGTTTAACGGAAAACTTCTTGGAAAATCTTCGTCTTGGCGTCAAGATTCTCTTCGTTGGATTGAATTTGAACTCTACAAAACTGAAAGTGGTTCATATGTTCTGTCCAGGGTCGGAGTTTCCGTTGTGTATCACGGATCAACGTGCCATCTTGTAAAAAGATATAATTTAAGTGAAATACCTGTAACGCAGCTTTCTCGGCCTAAAGAAATGGTGCCTTGCGACATCTGCGCCCCATCATTTTCTGCTGGAGTAATATTTCCGGAAAAAGATAGAAACTGGGCGCAGGTAAGTGATGACCCAAATGCCGTGCTCGAGGCGCTATATAAGTATGATGATAGTGGCGCAAGATATCTAACTCACGTTGCTCAGCGGCTGCTCGCGGACGCGGCCGAGAGCGATAAAGCCATAGAATCTGCGTATAAAGTTGAAGTAATTCCCTAAGTTCTGCCTTCGTATCTAAGAATGGTATACTGATGATGAAACGACGGAGTGATAATGTTTATCGTGATTGAGGGGCCAGACGGTTCTGGGAAATCTTCGCTTGCCGACGCTGTCTGTAAGGAAATTGATAGCGATCCGGTACGGTTTCACAAAGGCAAACCAGAGAGCAACACCAGACGCTGGGTACTAGACGAATACGCGACATCTGTTGAACTTTTTGACTTAAAGAAAGTCGATGTTGTCGCTGATAGATGGCACTGGGGCGAAGTTACCTACGCGCCGATAAAACGTCCGACAACTAATAAAGATGGATTTGGACTTCTTGGTAGATCTGGTTGGCGCTGGGTAGAACTGTTTCTCTCCTCGAGAGGCGTCTCGCAATTTTTTATTGACCAGCCAACAGATGTCATTAAAAGTCGATTGATTTCCCGAGGGGACGATTTTGTCAATATTGATGAACTTGACCAAATCATAAAACTTTATAGTATAGCTCAAAAAAACACGTGTGATCCAGTAACGGTGATACGTCCAGCAGACGGAGCCGAGGGGATCAAACAAGCCGCCAAGAACATAGTTCTTAGGGCAAAGAGAAAAATGCAAGACGTTGAAAAACTGTTTCAGTTTCCAGAATACATCGGAAGTCCTGAGCCAGACGTACTTCTTGTCGGCGATCGAAGAAACAACCCTGGAAAAACAATCCTACCGTTCATGCCAATTGACGGCAATTCAGGCGAGTATCTGATGTCCGCTCTTCCAGAAAAAATATGGAGAACCGTGGGAATCATCAACGCTGGTGACATCTACGGAGAACGACTGTTTTCCTTGTGGGATACGCTTGGAAAACCACCCGTCGTTGCGCTCGGTAGAGAGGCAGAACGGCAAATTTACTTAAACGGAATTCATTTTCCAGAATATGCTGTACTTCCGCATCCTCAGTATGTTCGCAGATTTCACCACCACGATAAGGGACAGTATGGGCTGGCGATAGCTGCATTTTCTAATAGAATAACGGCAGAAATAGAAAGATACAGTCATTGGATACTTCCGTAAGATCTATTGAAATTAAAGATGCAGTCAACGGATATGTTGACCTAGTTAGACACGTACTACTAAACGGAACTCCCGTAGCTCCTAGAGGTCTGCCTACGCTTGAGATTGAAGACGCAGTGATCTACATTGATAATGTTTTTGCTACACTTCCGATAGGTGTCGGCCGCGACGTAGTCACCGGGATTGCTGCTGTTGAATCATGTCAGCTTCTTGCAGGGCTAAGTACTCCGAATCTAGTTGTCGCTGTCGGACCGCAGTTTGAAAAATATGCTGAAGACGACGGAAACTTCTACGGTTCGTATGGAACACGCACGGCAGGTCAGTACGGCGCGGCTATTGAAAAGTTGAAAAACGATAGAGATTCCAGACAAGCTGTTGTCACGATATGGGATCCATCAAAAGACAACAAGCCGCATAAGCGCGATTATCCATGCACTGTGATGCATCAATTCAAGATTCGTAACAACAAGCTAAACATGAGCGTATACATGCGCTCAAATGATGTCTGGCTTGGCTCGGCATACGATTTTTTTCAGTTTACTCGTGTCCAGATCGCAATGGCTAGCGTTCTTGGAATTGAACCAGGAATGTACGCGCACCATGTCGGTTCTCTTCATATCTATGAGACAAATTTTTCAGCAGCTGAAAACTTGAAATACGCGACGATACAGCGAGCAATGCCGACTATTGTCGGAAATTCATGGGATAGTATTGCGTCATCGGCAGCTCGCGTATTAAGTGCCGTTGAATCTCCGCGATCATACGATTTTCTTGAAGAAAACGAAAAATGGTATGCGGACGCGATGATTCAAGCTATCTACAAAAACAAGCACTGAAAGGTCAAGCCGTGGGCGACGATGAAACTTTTGATTTTAAGTCGCCCATGGAAGAAGCGGCGATAAGTATGCATGAGATGTATGTAACGCTTCGTCGTGCTGGCTTTACAAGGCGAGACGCTCTTGAACTTGTAGCAAAAATGCTGATAATGGGACTAAGTGACGCGTCAGACGACGAAGAATATGATATTGACTCGGACATGGATGATGATGACTAATGACAGGCCTTCGTGGGACAAAACTTGGCTCGCCGTTGCTGAGACAATTGCTAAACGCTCGAGGTGTACTAGAGCCCAGTTAGGCGCTGTAGTTGTCTCGTCTGGGCAGCATATCTGTGCAACTGGATACAATGGTCCAGCGGCAGATTGGCCTTTTCAAGGATGGTGCGTTGACTGGTGCGAACGTGCGCAGGGGACGGCACCGCTAGACAATTTGTACGATCAGTGTCCAGCGATTCACGCTGAGGCGAATGCTCTGTTGTATACTGATCGTTCAAGTGTTTTAGGCGGCACGATCTATGTCACAAGTGCGCCTTGTATGCAGTGTGCAAAACTTATTTCAAATTCTGGATTGGCGCGTGTTGTCTGTAAGGTTAGACCTGATGATGTGCATAGACGGCCAGAGCTCGTTTTTAAATATTTGCAAACATGCAATATTGAACTGACAATTATAGAAGGCAACGACGATGACAGCAACGGATCTTTCGAACACTAAACTTCACCTCGTAGATAACGTCAGCAAAGCAGCTGAATTTATTGATTGGTTGAGTCAGCGACGTCCACATAACGCGATCGCGGTTGACACGGAAACAGGAGAACTTCCAGGCAATCCACGTGAACATGCGCTTTCTCCGTGGCATGGCAGGCTACGTCTCGTGCAGATCGGAGACGGCGAGCAAGGTTGGTCAATTCCATGGCAAGAATGGTCTGGAGTTTTCTACGAAGCAATGGACAAGTTTGACGGAAAAATCATTTGCCATAACATTGCATTTGAGGCAAGATGGTTTGATATTCAGTCAAGATGGAAAATTCCGTGGCACCGCGCGCATGACACCATGATTATGGCGCACGTTGTGGATCCTCTTGGATCTGGCGCTCTAAAACGTTTGGCAGCGCTTCATGTCGACAGTAGGGCTGTTGCTTTGCAAGAAACTCTTGATGTTGAACTTGCAAAAAATGGATGGACATGGGGAACTGTCCCTACAAATTTTGAACCGTACTGGGCGTACGGTGCTCTCGACTGCGTTCTTACCACTAAATTGTGGGAAATGTTTTATGATAAGTGCGGTCCGAACGGTCCGTATAGTAAAGCATATGAACTTGAAATGGCTACTCGTCGTATTGTCACAAGAATGGAACTAAACGGCGCTCGTGTAGATCTCGAGTATTCAAAAAAGAAATACGATGAACTGACGCAGTACACTGATTCTGTCCGATCATGGATACGTCAAAAATACGGAAACGTTTCGATAACAAGTAACATTCAGCTTGTAAAACTCTTTGAACAACTTGGTGCTGAGATTACAGAGTTTACTCCTACTGGACAGAAGTCATGCACCAAAGATCAATTGAAAATTCTTTTGCGCGACGGTAATAGTGACGTTAGAACACTTGCCGATGTTGTGCTAAAACAGCGCAAGGCTGACAAGCTTGCAAATACATACTTTAGCAACTTTCTTACTGAATCAATTGATGGAGTCGTTCATCCGTCTGTAAAGACTCTTGGCGCCAGAACTAGTCGTATGTCAATTACTAACCCTGCGCTGCAGACACTGCCAAAGGGTGATTCAACTGTTCGCCGTGCGTTCATTCCAAAGGATGAAGATCATGTGATTATTACGTCTGACCTTGATCAAGTCGAGTTTAGAATGTTTGCTAGTCTTTCACAGGACGCCAACTTGATCTCGCTGTTTAATTTGGCTGACGCTACGGGATCCGATCCTTTCACGGAAATAGGCCGTGAAGTCTACCGCGATCCATCGATGGCAAAGTCAGATAAACGTAGAGGACTGATCAAAAGTATGGTTTATGGGAGACTGTACGGTGCTGGAGTGGCTAAACAAGCGCTAACAGCTGGAGTTCACGAGTCGCAAATGAAACAAGTTTCTGACGCGTTTGACAGTCGTTTTCCTGGTATGGCCCATTTTCAGCGACAAATTGAAGACATCGGAACTAGAAGACTCAGGAATGAAGGTCAAGGATACGTGTTTACTTGGACTGGAAGACGTCTTCCGTGCGACGAAAACAGAACGTATACTCTTGTCAATTACCTAATTCAAGGTGGCGCTGCCGAGGTTTTTAAAGCGAACCTTGTCAAACTTGATCAAGCAGATTTGACAGAGCTTTTGATCGTACCAGTTCACGACGAAATTGTTCTTCAAGCTCCAAGAAAAGACGCAGAAGAAATTATGCGTATCGTAAAAGATTGCATGACAACAAGTGACGGATGGGCTGTCCCGCTTACTGCGGGAATTGACGGTCCGCTAGAGACATGGGGTGACAAGTATTAATGCGTAGAAATAAGTACATTGGAAAAGCTATTGAACTTGCCGCAAAAAGTAAGTGCAGGCATCGTCACGGATGCGTTGTCGTAAAAAATGGGCGCATCATTTCCATGGCAACAAACAAAAAAATTGGAGATCCAAGCATTGCATGGAGAACCTCGCATATTCATGCGGAGTTTGGAGCAATTATCGCCGCTGGAACACAAGCATCTGGGTCGCACGTGTATGTCGCGAGAATCAGCGCTGACGGAACCCCTGTGTCGTCTAAGCCATGTAAAAAGTGCGAAAGTATGCTCGCACGTTCTGGAGTTGCAAAGGTCGTGTGGACATGAACAGAATCATACTTTCCGTAGACCCTGGAAAGAAAAGTGGAATAGCGATATTCAGATTTTGCGGAGATGAACCAGAACTCATGCATTCTGGAGAGTATTTAATGCGTGAATATCACTCTTCAATAATCTCCGCGATAGTTATGGCGCAGAAAACCGATGCCATTTTTGAGGCTGTCTGCGAGAGATTTACAATCAATGCGCAGACGATTAAAAATTCTCAGTCACCGTACAGTCTCGAACAGATCGGTATCTATAGATATCTACTGCTGTCAAACGGGATTGACCCAGAGTCAATCATAATGCAGACGCCTGCAGACGCAAAACGAATGTTTCCAAATGACGCGTTAAAGAAACTCGGATATTGGCATTCCGGCGGGGAGGGTCACGCACTTGATGCGATTCGTCATGGTCTTCTTAGGTTGGCAAAAACTGGATGGACTCCAACGCGTCTTCTGCAGTAAATACTGAGAATTTTTATGTGCGTCTGTCACATTTTGTCTTAGTATATGGTATAGTCATCTTGAACTTAAAGAGGTAGTAGATGTCAGTTGACGTAGAACTTAATGACGAAGGCACCCAAATTAGAATTGATACCGAGTGGCGCTACAAGGAATTATGTAAAAGCATTCCTGGTGCTACATGGTCGGCTTCAGAAAAATCATGGAAAGCACCTCTCTCATGGTCAACCTGTCTAGCTCTGCGTTCAGTGTTTAAAAGTGATCTAAGCATCGGACCAAAGCTATCTGAATGGGCAAGAAATGAGCTTTCTAGAAGAATCAATCCGTGCAATGAACTCCGAGATCTTGAAGACGCGGAGGGAGACGAAAAACTATTTCCGCATCAGCGTGCTGGTGTCAAGTTTTTGTCAACAGCCAGGCGAGCCCTGTTAGCTGATGAACCTGGTCTCGGTAAAACTGCGCAGACAATCCGCGCACTAAAAGAGATCAATGACGGCGGTGAAAGTGTTTTTCCAACACTTATTGTCTGTCCAAATACTCTAAAGAAAAACTGGAAACGAGAGTTTGAAACCTGGTGGCCTGGAGTAAACGTTCAAGTAATCACTGGATCATCAGTAGCTCGAAAAAAGCAGTTTGAAGAAGCAGCAGACGTTTTTGTTGTTAACTGGGAAGCTCTTCGTTCTCACTCAAAGCTTGCTTCATACGGTTCTGTTGCTCTTGCGCGTTGCACCTCCTGCGGAGGTCACGACGACAAAGTCAGTGAAAACCGCTGCGAGGTACACAAGAGGGAGCTCAACAACATTGATTTCAAGGCTGTCGTTGCTGATGAAATACATCGTTCAAAGGAACCAAAAAGCAAGCAAACGAGAGCTTTGTGGGCAGCTACTGGAGACGCGGATATTAGGTTTGCGCTAACTGGTACTCCAATTGCAAATGACGTTCTTGATCTTTGGTCGATTCTTCATTGGATTTCTCCAGAAGACTGGCCGAGCAAGACAAGATGGATTGACAGAATGGTTGACACCATGATGAACGCCTTTGGTGGACTCATGGTCATCGGCGTCAAGCCGCACATGGAGCAGGAATTTTATTCGTCAATAAATCCAAGAATGCGAAGAATGCTGAAAGCCAGAGTTCTTCCATGGCTTCCACCAGTTATCAAAGAACGACGTGACATTGAAATGTCTACAAAGCAGAAAAAAGCCTACGAGCAAATGCGCGATCTCATGATTGCCGAGCTCGAGAACGGCGATGCTTTGACTGCTCCAAGTACACTGACACAAACATTGAGACTTCTGCAATTTGCAAGTTCATTTGCAGAAATTAACGTTGATGAATTTACTGGAGAAGTAGACGTAAGACTTGCAGCTCCGTCATGCAAGGTTGATGCGCTGATGGACGACATCGTCAGCGGCGACTTTGGCGATGACTCTGTCGCTGTCTGCGCCGTGTCACGACAGCTCATCGAACTTTTGTCGTCTGAAATGACCAAAGCAAAGATTCCCCATGGACTCATTACCGGCGCGCAAACAGAGGACGAGCGTCAACGAGCTATTGATGACTTCCAAAGTGGACGTATTAAGTGGATTTTATTTACTGCACAGGCCGGCGGAGTTGGTGTAACGTTGACCGCTGCTAGAAGAATGGTCATGCTGCAGCGTCCATGGTCTCTCGTCGACTATAAGCAGGCTCTAGACAGAGTTCATCGCATCGGCAGCGAAATACACGATTCAATTTTGATCATCGACTACGTCACCGAGAACACCATTGAAGAGCGCGTTATTCAAGTTCTCGACACAAAGGCTGACAACTTTGAGCAAATCGTAAAAGACAAGGCAAAACTCCTAGAATTACTTAAGGACGAGAGGTCAAAGAAGTGACTGTATTTGAGACACCTGTTCAAATATCTTCTAAGCCAATAAAAATCTCCAACAGCGAGATACAGACGTTTAAAGACTGCCGAAGAAAATGGTGGTTAAATTACTATAGAAGACTTCAACCTCTTCAGCAAAATTACACCGGTGCTCTTGCGCTGGGGACGCGGATACACGCGGCCCTCGACGAATACTATTCAAAAGGAACTCCTCTTCTCGAGGCGTACGCTAACTACGTCAATCAAGATAAGCGTGAACTTTTGCTGGCGTTTAGAGAAACAGTTGAACTAGATACTGAAGCTGAACTCGGACGAATCATGCTCGAGGGATATCTTGAATGGGTTGAAGAAAACGGAATTGACGCTGAACTTGAAATGATTTCAACAGAAGAAATCATAAGTATGCCGATGTTTGACGGCGCCGTCGAGCTTCAAGGAAAGCTTGATATGCGCGTCAGACGCAAGGCTGACGGTGTTCGTCTTTTTAGAGATTTTAAAACAGTAGGCGGCTCCTTTACTGAATTCGGAAGTATTGCCCACATGAACGAGCAAATACTTACGTACATGATACTTGAAGCGGCGAACAATCCCGAGGGAGAGCGTTGCGACGGCGGCATCTTCACAATGCTAAAGAAGGTTAAGCGTACAGCAAATGCGCGCCCGCCGTTCTATGACCAAATTGAGGTGCGCCACAACACGTTTGCACTTCGTGGATTTTGGAATAGACTTCACGGCTCAGTTAGAGATATGATGGCTGTCCGTCATGCTCTTGATGAAGGACAGGACTACAATTATGTTGCCTATCCCAGACCGAGCAGAGATTGCAAATGGAAGTGCCAGTTCTTCGCGATATGCCCGCTGTTTGACGACGGAAGTGCCGCTGAACACGCTATAAGCGAGTTGTTTACAAGCGGAGATCCTTATGATTACTATAAGTCTCAAGAGATGAAAGGAAATGAGTAATGGGAGATGTACAAAGATCATTGACGATCATGGTGTACGGTGAATCGAAGGTCGGCAAATCAACGTTTGCTGTTACCGCGCCGTACCCGCGATTGATGCTAGACGTTGAGGGCGGTCATCGGTTTCTTCCGATCAACGTCAAGTATTGGGACCCTCTTCGGGAGGAGCCGCCGGCTGCCGACGGCACATGGGACACTTGCGTTGTAAATGTCGCGCAGTACGACACTGTTCTAAAAGCCTATCAATGGCTTCAGCTTGGACGTCATCAATTCAAGTCACTGATCATTGATTCGGTATCCGAACTACAAGTAAAGTGTGTTGACAATATCGCCGGCAAGAATCAGATGCAAATGCAGCAGTGGGGCGAACTTCTTCGTCACATGGGTGCTCTTCTCCGTGATCTCCGTGATCTCACGATGCATCCGGTGAATCCTCTCGAGGCTGTTGTCCTAACTGCAATGGCACGACAGGGGCAAGACGGCCGCTATCGTCCGTATCTTCAGGGTCAGCTCGCGATTCAAGCGCCGTATTTCTATGACATTCTTGGAGCGCTATCCGTAGAAGAATTTGCTAGCCAGGACCCGACACAGCTACCGTACAAGGCTCGACGCATGTATGTTGAGCGCACTCCGCAGTACGAAGCCGGTGAGCGCGTTCAGGGCCGTCTCGGTAAGATTGTAGAACAACAGGATCTCGGTGTCGAAAACATGCTCGACATCGTTTTTGGACCCCGTACAGCGGTGTCCGAGTCAGCAAACAAGTCAAAGTAACAACACAGAAAGACACAACAAATGAGCACACTAAACTGGGGCGATCTGATCAATGAAGCCGGTGATTCAGGCAGCTACGATCCGCTGCCCGACGGCGACTACGATCTTTCGATCGTTGAAGCAACAGCGAAGCAGACGCAGACAGGCAAGACGATGTTTTCCGTCAAGGCACAGGTTTTGACCGGTGCCTACGCAAAGAGACTCGTCTGGGATAACCTTGTCGTGTCAACTGACAACCCGACGGCGCTCGGTATTTTCTTCAGGAAGATGAACGCTCTGGGTCTCGGCCGTGAGTTCTTTGCGACCAATCCAACCAACGCGGTAATCGAGCAGACTCTTAAGGGACGCCAGTTCCGTGCGCAGGTCGGCAGCCGCGTTTGGCAGGGTCAGAAGAAGAACGAGATCAAGTCGTACTACTCGGTAAACGCTCAGGCTGCGCCTGCGCCTGCGCCTGCGCCTGCGCCTGCGCCTGCGCCTGCGCCTGCGCCTGCGCCTGCGCCTGCGCCTGCGCCTGCGCCTGCGCCTGCGCCTGCGCCTGCGCCTGCGCCTGCGC